AGCCCGTGGACAGAACGTTCTGCAGCGCGCCCTCTAGCGGCTTCGTGACCGCCATCCGCAACGCGATTCGCCCGATATCTTCACCGAGCGCCTCGACGACATCGCCCAGCTTTTTCCCGCCGAGAATCGCATCCTCGAACGCCGTGCCGATTGCATGCGCCGCATCGGCGAACTTGTTTGCCTCGTCCGTGCCGCGGCTCATCTGATCTGACGCCGCCTTGAATGCCTGCTCCATCTGCGCGTCGGTTAGTTGATTCGCCTCCCACGCCTTTTGAATCGACTCGAACAGATTCTCCGTCGGCCTCAGCAGGCCCCGAATGCGCTCATCGAGTTTCGCGAAGTTTGCGTCTGCCTCACTGATCCATCCCGTCGTGACAGCGAGCGCGAGATCCTTGAACGCCTTCCCAGCCTCGTATGTCGGGTCTACGATCGCGCGCACGGTATCGCGCAGGCGCTCCATTTTCTGTGTGAACGATTCGCCTGCTCCCGCCGCGCGTAGCTGCGCCTCTTCTTCGGACTGCACAGCGTCTATATGTTCTAGCAGGCTCTTCGTGACTTCCTTCTGCGCTTTCGCCTGATCGATCTGCGCTGCGACTGTCTCTATCGCCGTGCGCAAGCGTTCGCGCTCTCGGGCCGGGATTGATGCGAAAACATTGTCCGCAGCCATCTTGTCGCGAATTTTCTGAAGCTCTGTTTCTGCGCCGGTGACGCTGCGCAACTGGCTTTCCAGTCCGATCAGCATTTGTTGATAGCGCTCGGCTGCCGCGGCCGCTTTGTCGACGCTAATAGCGGAGGACTTGTCCTCTTTAGGTGGCGACTGGTATTTGATCGTCTCCTGCGCTACACCGAAACGTTCGAAGTTGTCCTTTTCTCCCCTCGCTGCAGCAAGTGATGTGTAAAACTTCTTCTGTTCCTCCAAGTGCGCCATCTGACGCTTGATATCGACCAAATCATTTCCGCCTAGGATCAACGGAAGATTACGGTTTACTCTATTCGCTAGAGTGTCCTTAGAAAGCTCTTCTTGTAGCTTACTCAGGCTCTCCAGCTTCTTCCGGATCGCTTCCAGTTTGCCGACAGGATCCTCGTTGTTCTGCATTCCGAGGCGCAACGCACTCCAGAATCCGCCAGAGACCTCCTTGCCGATTTTGAATTGCTCTATCAGGTCTTTGAGAACCGGAACGATTTCCATGGCCATCGCTTGCCCTACGTTCCTCGCATCCAACGTAAGGCGCTGCCACGACTTGCTTAATTCTTCCGCCGCCGCCGCCTGTTCCGTTGTGACATTGGCAGAGAGCGCTGCATCGCGCGCCAAGTCTTTCAGGTACGGCGCCAGTTGCGCGGCGCTCTTGCCAAGGAGATCAAGCAGAAGTGCGGTTTTACCGCCGCTGTCACGGAACTTGTCGAGCTCGACGGCAATGATCTTCATTGCCTGAGCGGTGTCTAAACCCCTCAGGTCTGCCGCCTTCAGGCCTAGCGCGTCCAGCGCCTTTGTTGCCTTCTTTGCTTCCTCGTCGTTTTCGTTCAGCGCCTTAGAGAGTTTGATGAGACCCATCTCGACCGTCTCTAGCGACGTGCCGGAGATGTGCGCCTGCTGCGCGAGCGTTGACAGTTGCTCGACCGAAGCGCCAGTCTTCTCTGCCATGTCGTCCAGGTTCGCCGCTGCTCCTATCAAGTCTCCCGTGAACTTGACTATCGCTCCCACACTGAATGCCACGCCCAACTGCGCAGCGAGTGACTTGACGGATGAACTGATGCCGTCGAATTCTGCCTTGATGCGACGGGTAGCACGCTGCGCCTCGAATTCCGACTTAGTCAGTCCAGCCACGAACTCCGCAGCTTCGAGCCCAAGCCTGACGACGAGCGCGCCAAGGCCGGTCGCCACTATGCAGCCTTTCTATTACGAGGATTGAAACCGAACGCCTTCCTCATCTCTTCGATGTCGATCACTTCTGCCGTCTCCGGAGTTTCCAGTTGCAGCAGAAAGTCCGACAGCGGCGCTTCTTTCGCCCCGCCCATAGTTACAACGATAGCCTGCGTGATGCGAGCGAGATACCACTCGATACGTTGCAGCGGCAGCCAGTTCCGACGGCTGTAGTCGGCCCACCATCCCAGCTCGCGCTCGGTCATGTTCCGGCGCAACTGTTCGACGGGTGAACCGAGATGCAGCGCGATGTCCATCAGGAAGTCGCGCCTTCTGACTTTCCCTCGTCGTCTTCCTCCCCGCCCGCGGCAGCCAGGATGCGAATTATCAGGTGGTAAGGCTGCGCTGCTATGAGATCGATATCATCTGCACCGAATACTCGATTTCCATGTTCGTCGCACATGACTTTTACAACGGCCCGGGCGAGCCTGCGCTGCCTGTTCTCAGACTTGTCCTGTTCCTGCGCCTTCGTTTCATCCCCCTGGTCGGCGTCAACTTCTTCCAATGTGCGGGGGCGTACATATACGGTTCCCCACTTCGGAATGTCCACAGCGATCGGCTTCGAAGTCGTGCCTTGCATTGCTGCGATCAGCTCTTCTCTTGTCATCGTTTCTTCGCCTTCTGTGCGGCCAACTCGATACGCGCTTTCCCGCGCTCCTTCATTGCCTCTACCGCTTTGCCTTTTTGGTGATCGAAGGAAGGTCTTAAAAACGGCTCTGCCTTCATGTTCACGGTGCCGAACTCGACCAGATGCGCGTGAGGCGCCTCGGTCTGTTTCTGCCCCTTCTTCTTGCCGCGCTTGATGAGCTTGCCGCGCCCGCGCACCGTGACAATGTGCTCTGACGTGAGGCTCGTCTGACTGCGCGGAATCTTCTTGACGATCACCGAATCGCGAAGGCTTCCGGTGTCTACCGAAGGGCTGCTTCTGATATTTGCGACAGCGGCTTTCTTGATAACCTGCGCCGCCGCGTTTGTCATAGATGATGCGATGCTCTTCGCAACTTCTGCCTTTAGCTCACGCATCGCCTCCCCGAGCTCGCGCAACCCGTGAACCGTTGTCGTTGCCATTACGCTGCGATGTCGATCCGCGATCCGGTATTTCGGATAGTCAGTGACCCACGCCAGGAGGTGCCAACAGAAGCAGATTCGCCCATGCTCTGCACAAAGCCTATCTGAATCATCTCTCCGCCTGCGTTCGGCAGGATGATCTTGACCGCTATAGGATCGCCAGTCCGGTCGAACTCCTGCAACGCCGTCTGTATCGCCGTGCGCGGGGCGAACAGGTATTCGATCGAGGTCGTTCCGAAGTCCCGCAAGCCAAGCTCGTAGTCCTTCGCCGTCGAGCAGAGCGAAGTGGTATCGTCCTCTGGCTTCTGTCCTGGCGCTCTGTTGTAGCTCGTGAGTTCGCAGAAGTTCGACAGTTCGGCCGTCTCGATTATGCCGCCGCTCACATAGGCGTCGTATTCGCTCGCGTCCACGTCGGCCAGTGCGAACGTATTAGGCAGCGCATCTATGACGACGAACAATTCGTCGTTCAACTCATCCGGCCCCACGATTCCGGATAGTTTGACCACAGCGCCGTCGACGAGTCCGTGCGCGGTCGAACCGACGACTGGCGGATTCGTCGCGGTGATCGATGTAATCGCCTGGGCAGGCGACTCCGCCACGAAGCCAGTGAGAACGCGGATTTGCGATCCATGGAAACGATAGGACTTAGATGCCGCCATTTTCCCGCTCCTTCAAAATGAAAAACCCGCCAAAGCGGGTCAGGTAGAACTCGGGTAAATCAGATAATCTATTGAACTTCGGTGCGTTCGAGTTTCCTCGTCATACTCGGCCCGCACAGAATCGAGAATCGCTGGCGGAGCGAACGTCTGCATGGTCGTTAGCACGCTAGCCTCCAGCGTCTTCAATGCGCTGTAGCCGCTCGCTTCCGTAACAACGAGGTCTATCTGTATTCGGTACTCTGCCGTCTCCACTCCGCCGTCTCCGCACAGATCAACATTCGGCACGAGGCTCACGACAGAGATCCGCGCGGCTGGCCACACCGGGACGCCGGCAGGCTGAGGGAACACCGATATGTAGGCGCGGTTTGCGACGTGCGGCTTGACTACATCGCGCACGTCCTCTTCGATGCTCAATGGGTTATCCCTCGTTCGTGCCGCGAGACACCGGCATCGTTATCCACTCCCGGCCGCTTCTGTCGTCCGGCAGCACGCCCAATATGTTGTAGATGATCGTCCCGCGCCTGATACGCATCGTCGGGTCGATGCCGTCGATGTACCAGATCTTCACCACCGACTCCGCGCCGCCTAGCGTCTGGTCCTGACCGATAAACTCTCTCGCTGACAGCGGCTTGATGGAAGCCATCACGCGCCGGAACCGCGTCCAGGTAAAGCCGTCTCCCGCTTCGACCTTCTGCTCGATCTCGATCGGGTGCCGCAGCTCTGCCGCTTGCATTATGCGATCTCGAATACGCGGTAAGGCGCGAGCAGAGCGTCTCTGGCATTCTCCATCGCCTTGCGCTCTTCCGGCGTCAGCGGAGACCAATTGAGTTCGACGCCAATCAGGATCGCCTGCTTTATCGGCTCCGGAACATTAGGCTCTGACGGAGACTCGCCGGTAATGTAGCCCGCACGATACTGAATCCGGAATGCGTCCTCTCTTGCATAGAGAGAAGGGTAGGGGTAGCCGTGACCGAACCGCAGAAATCCGTCGTCTGTTACGTAGTAATCCGTGTCCGCCACCACCTGAAGTTCGTTCACCGAGTCGTAAAACGAGACCGATTCGATGGCGATAATGGGCTGGCGCAATAACTGAATGCCATGCGCGTTACTCGACACCGCGTAGCGGCAGGACGGGCCGCTCATCCGCAGCGTCTGCTCGATGAACGCGCGATTCGTGCGGCTCTCCGCGTCCATCCTCGACGCAGTCATAAGCCGCGCGAAGTGGTCATCGTTCTGCGGCGGATCGTGGAGATGGTCATACACCTGCTCGAAAGTGACCGGCTCGATGGCGGGCGGCGTAACTACGGTGAGGTGCATTATTCGACGACGAGCTCGACGCGCCGCTCTAGCGTTCTTCCCAGGCTCGTCAGCACGACCCAGCGCGTTTCGTAAACGACACCACGCACACCGTCGATGATGAACTGCGACACTAATTTACCGATTGCCACAATCCGCTCGATCCCATTCTCCGTTACCGTTACCGCGATCGAATTCACAACGGCGGCACCGGACACGATGGCCGAGGGATTGGCATCCGTGCCGCGGATAACGCCTACCGTAACGGTCGCGCTGACGATGGTTTCCCCGGCAGC